ACTGCTTCGCCATCCTCTTTTCGTAGACCGCTCCTCGGAGTTCCGGATTATCATGCTGGAGCTTCTGGCGAGTCCTGCGAATGGTCTCAAAAGATGGGAGGTTGTAATCGTTATGCCTCCATAAGACTTCCTTAAAAGGCAGGTTCATGACCTCCGGCTTCAATACGGCATATACCCATCCTATTGTTCGAAAGTCAGAGTCTCGGGCATCTTTATGGTTCTGGAGAACCGTTTTGATCACCTTCGTTAAGTCTTTCATAATTCCCTCCTACTTTATGCGGAGTGAAGTCGAGCTTTCGAGGTGAGCGAGTCCATCGAGGTTCTTACCTGCCTTCAAGTCCTCTTTCATCTTCGCCTTGTCGATCTCCGGCTCATTGAATTTCAAATATGCTTCGGGAATAAACTCCAAGTCCTCTACGTCAAGGATTACGGACTCTGGGTTCTTCTGGATCGCACACGTGAACGTTCCGCAGGTCATCTTCTTGTCCGGACTGCCTTCAAGAGCAGTTTCAAGAGCGGACTTCATTGCTTCTTTCATGCGGTCAATGGCATTCTCCTTGACCTGCCTTTTTTCCTTGAGTCTTTTTTCCTCGGCTTTAAGTCCGGCAATCTCGGCTTCAAAGTTCTTGATCACCTTGCAATAGTCCTCAAGCTTGTCTGCAAGCTCGTCTTTCGCAACTTCCAATGCACCCTTTATTGCCTCGGAGTCGATCTCTCCGGACTCTTCAAGAGTTCTCAAAAACGGAAACTGATTTGTAATCTCGTAGATACTTGCCATTTTCAGAAACCTCCAAACTTCAGTTCTTCTTCTGTTCTCTGGTCAACGATCTCAATGACCTCATGCTTGTTGATCTTCTTGAGATACTCGTTCTCTCGATGGAGTCTTCGCTTTTCCTCGGTCATCTGGCGGACTGTGTCACGGTCAATAATGTGCTTTGCCATAACTCCTCCCATGAAGCCAACCAAAAGGACTCCGCAGGAATACAAAATAAAACCAATCATTCTTTAACCAACCTTTCTCTTGTAAATCTCATCGAATTTTCCCTGCCATGCCTCAACCGCCAACTGAAGCTCCGTGTAGTCGATCTCCCTGCCGGACATGATCTTCGTGGCAATGTTTGCGGAAATAGCCTTCTTCTCTGCTCTGGTGAAACTCTTTACTCCGTCAAGGCAATCTCTTAACCTCCGCTTACTCATGCACCCTGCGTGAGCCAACTGTGTAAGGTTCTCGAAATACCTCCCCAGACACGGATAAAGTCCGCATGAACACGTCATGTTTTCACCTCTTTCTGTTTCCTTTTTGCAACCGCAGGCTCAAAAAAATAAGAGTCGACCTGCACCGCAGGGATCTCCAGAAGCTCCACCGCCTTCATAAGCATGGAACCTTTCCAGTCCTTTCCCTCGTTAAGCAGTCGACTTAATGTCGCTTCCGGCATCCCAAGAGCCTTTGCAAAACTCTTCTGATCACCGTACTTCGCAACAATGCGAGCCTTCAGTTTGTCTGTCTTGAAAGCCATTTTATACCTCCCTTCGTTTATTGGGTTTCATTTTTGAAACTCTATTATATATTAGCATTCAGTTTCAAAAGTGCAACGGGTTTATATTTCATTTTTGCAACTGTTGAAAAAATGTCCTATAATACGGTCGAAAGGTGGGAATGAATATGGATATAAAAGACCGGCTTCAAGAAGCCTTGACCGCTCGAAATATGACGGCTTCAGAACTTGCCGTAAAAAGCGGTATCAATAAAGGCTCTATCTCCAAATACCTAAAAGGAACCGTAACACCAAAACAGACTGCCATCGGTTGCCTTGCCTCGGCTCTTGACGTGTCTCCGGCTTGGCTTCTGGGGTTTGATCTTACGAAAGATGGCAAGGAACCACCTGCCATAGATATTTCCCTACTGTCCGACATAAATAAAGAAAAGATATTTGCATATTACCAAGCTTTAATTGACTCGCAGGAGGACAGGACATGATCATTACACCAAAATGGGATGGGCACCGGTGGAGAATACAAGCAAGGCGAGACGGAAAGCGGTACTCGTTCTCTTCTTCCCTTGCCGGAGTAAAAGGTCGAAAGGACTGTCAACGGAAATATGAACAATGGTTCTATGGCGAGGGTTCCGGAGACAAGTCGGTGGCTACCGTCTGCCGAGAGTTTTTGGATGATGTGAAAGCAAGACGTGGTGAAAGGTCACCTGCTTTCGTTTTATACGAGCGTTATATTCGGCTTTATATCGCACCACGTTGCGAAGCTCGGAAGATGAGTAGAATGACCCTGCGTGATTGGCAGTCCATCATAAACGAGGCGCATGGACAGAATAATGCCCTCTCCGAGAAGACCTTAACGACTCTCCGTGGCATTATCATGGGCATTGTCAAATTCGGGTACCAAGACTTTCAATGCGAGCCTCTGCGTGGATCCTTATACATTCCGAGAGGGCATTGGAAGCGTGAAAAAGAAATCTTACAGAAAGAAGATATAAAAAAGCTTTTCGAGCAGGAGGATGAGGAACCGTTCTTTTACCCTCTCTTCCGTTTTCTGCTCTGCACCGGACTACGTTGCGGTGAAGGACTCGGAATCAAGCAAAGTGATATAAAAGGCAACCGTCTGATCATCACCCGTTCCGTTACTGCCGACAATCAAATCTCCGATTGTAAAACAAAGAATGCGAAGAGGATAATTCCTCTGGGTGACCTCGCTCTCGGAATAATAAACGAAACGATCAAACGCAACGAGGAATATAACCTGCACACCGAGTGGGTGTTCTGCTCTCCAGATGGATCAATGGGCAAGCAGTCCACTATGCGCAATCATTGGAATAAGCTCAAAAAGGAAAAGGGTCTGCCGGAGAACTCCACCTGCTACTCGCTCCGGCACACCTTTATAAGTCTCATGTCCTTCCAAATGCCATTAGAGCAAATCCAGAAGATTGTCGGACACGCTCGGTCAATGGATACTTTCGGTACCTACGGACATTATATCGAAGGCGAGGAACGGAAAGTTGCCTCGATCATTGACCTCACACTCTCGGAAGTTAACTCCAAATAAAAAAGTCCCCATCAGGAGATGGGGTGCTTTTTTATATCTTCTCTTATCAGTTCCTTTATCCGTGTGGCGGATTAGGAGTATTTGGGTGACATTTTGGGTGACGTTTTGTCCGTTTCTGGCGGATTTCCGGACATATAAAACCGCAAAAGTCCCTAAATCACGGACAGAGTATGCACCGGTGCATGATCTTATAGGAGTTCGATTCTCCTCATCTCCACCAAACAAACTGGCTTTCCGTAAAGCTTTCACGGTTCAGTCCCATTATTAGGGTGCCAAAATGGTGCCACTTTGTTATAATAGATATTTGGTAACAAACAGGCATGAACCACCAAAAAGAAAAACCCTCCCGACATAAAGCCGAGAGGGTTTTCCTTTGCAATAGAGGTTCCAATATGAGGTTTATTGGAGACTGATGTAAAAATGGCACCGCTCGAGGAACGGTGCCACCCTGAAGGGAGATATATAAAGAAGAGAAACCTCTCCTTCATACCTTTTTAAGGTAGGTCATAGAGCACCACCCTTCCTTCTGATCATAGGTGGTGTGCGCCCATCCGTTCTCGGTCTTGTCGACCTCGATAATGGTGCCCTTTGGTATCAAAGCCAGAGTCTTGCTCTTCGTGGTCGGCTCTGATCTTAAGCGCAGAGGGTCATTTTTGGTGTTGACCTGATATTTAACGGTGCTCGGAGTCGGTGCCGGAGACGGTTCTGGATCCTCTTTAAAAAAGGGACACTGACACCAATATGTCCAGTCGGTCGCTTTGAACTTTGTCTTCTTGACTCCGTATTTATGACCTTTAGCTTCGTAAACGTAGCCATCCGAGCAATAAACACCAACGTGGGTCTTGGTCTGGGCAGTGCCCTTAAACACCAACCGACCGTTGACCTTATCAAAGGTCTTAATCGCACCTTTCTTTTTAGCTCGGTTATAAAGTCCGGTGGCTCCGCAGTCTTGGCTCGCATTATACTTTGGTGTTCCGTTAAGGGTATCGGACCACAAGGCTCCCTTAACCAGACC